CTGGAGTTCTTGTACGTCTTGCGGTAATACTATTGGTGCCTGAACACTCTTCTCTGCTGCTTCCATTGCCAGTAAGGCGAAACGGTTGCGGAGAAGTTGAATACCTAATACGTCGTCGAATTGTCCACGCATCTCACCGTCAATAGACGGCTTACGCGCTACGACAACCATCATCTTGCCCATTGGATTCAATGCGCGAGATAAAACTAAATTTTCCCTACGGGGTACATAAATTATAGATTGGTCTTTATCGTAATAACGAATCATCTCAATTACTGCATTGAGGTCTTGCTTATAACCATCTGAACCAAGAAGTTCTCTGTCATACTCTGGAAACTGAGATACCAGTTCGCCAAGTGTTAAAGAGTACCGTTTAGCAAATGCCACACAGCGTCCGTAGCGGTCGAATTCTGGGTAAGCCCCAATTGGATTTTCTACGCGAATACGCGGCAACTTGCTTTCTTCGTCCAGTTCAATCATAAACGGAACGAAACCATAGGTTAAGTACCAGTCTGCACCAGAGTACATTTGTACAGATAGGTCAGAGTGAGAGAAGTAGTTAGCAGCAATACGGGTACGCTTGTCAGCAAAGTTACGTGCCTTGTCGCTAACAGAGTTAGCAGCAGAGCAGTTGATTGCTGGAAGAGGAGCCATGACCTCAGAAAGGTCGCGTGCTACCACGTCAATAAAGTTGGCAACTACGTTAGCGTCTACGCCTTCTGGGAAAAAGTTAGGATATACCTGAGCAATTTTTCCCTTACGCACAGCAAGTACGTCTAGGTTACGTGCATCTCGTTCGTGGTTACGGTAGCGCAACGCTTCAACGCGTGCTGCAACCTGTTCCATTGATAATGCCATTGGTATCCTAACGATTAAAGGGAAAAATTATTAACGCTGTTTTGGTTTTGTTACATTATAGGTAACAAATCCTTTATCTCCGGCTGCTTTACGAGCTGCCTGAGAAGCCTTGTTAGGCTTTACCTGAATAGCTGTTGTACCTTTTTTACCTTTAGTAGCTGCTGTTCCTACTTCTTTAACTTGCTTTGCAATATTTTTAACTGTTGCTTTTACAGGCATACCTTCTTGTGGGCTTTTACGAAGAGCTTGTGCTGCTGAACCTGTTGCTGTTACTACGTCACGAATTTCACGAGCTGTAATACCAGCCCGCTTTGCAACTTCTCTAAGTGTCAAGCCGTTTGACTTGGTTGCTACTTTCTTTCCTGTCATTTTATTTTCCTATCCGTAAGTTTGAGACCATTGGTCTGCAAAGGCTTCATCTAAATTAACAGCCTGTCGCCTTGAGGCTTGAGCCTGAGTTGTCCATCGGTTTTGCATCCACTTAGATGCGTTACTGCTTTGTTGCATCATCTCGCGTATGCGGATGATAGCAAACCACAGAGCCATAACGCAGTCTGTAGGGTTCTTAGTATCTGGCTTCCAGGTAATAAGTTCTTGCACTAGGGTCTTGAGTCCTTCAGAACCTTCGTTGCTGGGTAGTTCAATTATGTTGTTATCTTGAAAACGACCATCTCTAGTATTTCCAAATAGCATAGACATAGACGCAACACCAAAAGACGTGTCCCATTTGTTCTTGCCAGTAAAGTGTGATTTGAGTTGGCATCCGTAGGATGCTAAGTATGCTCGTAAGTCATCATCTAAGGCATACGCCTTCTGGTGTGCGTTAATTTCAATACGTAGTTCTTGTGGTCGATACTTCTCAACCCATTCCTCTATCAAAGATTGAATCTTTGCTGGGCTAGGGTCAGTCATATTAACACAGTCTAGAACGTAGATGCGTCCATCTGCTCTATTGTAAGTACATACCACGGCTCCTGTAGCACCTGCCATAGCAGGGTCAAGACCAATGATAGTATAACCTTCAACGTGCTGGGGGTGTCCTGGGGTGCTAGGTTTTAACGGTCCGCGCTTTCGCATTCCGTTGACGGAACCTGCGATACAGGTGGGCGAGAAGATTGAGTCCTCTTGGACATCTTCTTGCTGGTAGACCATAGCCCATACTGACGGAGCGACCTCAGAGCGACGCTTAAAGAGCGAGGGTCCATCCCATTTGGGGTATAATCCGTTTTCAAGTACGTCGTCCAAATCGTTTTCTTGTTGGTCCGTTGCGGGCCAAAGAGTCTTCCAGTTCTTCGGCTTATCATCAAAGCGAAGTACGGCTGGCATAGCACAGTAGGTGAACGGGGTCTTGCCACCAGTCCATTGTGAGCCATCCCTAATCATCTTGTAGAGGTCTACAGATGATACTCGGGTTCCTACAATAATTAGTTTGCCGTGTCGTCCTAAACGGGTAATGACTTCTTTCTGAAGCCACTCGATTTGCTTTTCCCATTCGTGGGCGTTGCTGCCCATAACCACGTCATCTAGGATGATGAGGTCGGCACGTGCTCCGTAAATCTGGGAACCAAATCCTAGTGCTTGTACCGTTGGGTCTTTTTCGCCTGAGTCTCTACCAGTACCTAGGTAAATCATATCTGCAGACCATTGTGTAGCATCTGCCTTATACCCACCATTAGGGCCAAGGGCTGTCTGGAGTTTAATGTATCCAGGGTGGGATAGTCGGGTTTTGATTGCACCCAAAAATTTGCGAGCCATACCCTGCGTTTTAGAAACGATAATCACTCGGGTGTTAGGGTTGGTCACAATCTTGTATGTTACATAGTTAGTCGTAATAGTAGTCGACTTGGCGTGCTCGGGTGGCACGTTAATCAAGACACGGTTAGGGTCGCCTGGCTCATAAGTCATACCAGCAGGTAGCCATCTAGGGGTATTGCCTTCTATAAGGTCAATCCAGTCTAGTTGATGGTCAAAGAGTTTAGAACCCAGGAAGGTCTCAGAGAACTCCGCAAAGGGCATATCCTTCATCTCGGCTAGGTCAGCCTTAATGCCTTTGCCCGCGAGGCGGGCCTTGTCAGAAGCCTCTTTAAAATCTGGGCTCTGCATCGTCCATTGACGAAAGGCGGTGTCTTGACGGTCTACGGATGCCATAGCGGCGGTGACGGTCGCACCTTGCTCTAAGAGGGCCAGGACTTTAGCCTGGGCGTCCTCCTTGGAATATGTCTGTTTTCCTGCTTTGCGTCCCATATAATGTCCTGTCCTATAACGCCGATTTAACGTACCCTATAAACGGCATAAGGGGGGCATTTTGATAAAAAAAATTTAAAATTACTATATATAGGAGTCGCGGAGTCTTAAACGGAGCGACTCCGTATATATTATATATATACTATAGAAGACCCGTTCAAACGGGTCTTTTCCGAGTGGGTTGGGGAAGTATTTCCCCGAACCCCTGTATCTTAAGCGTACAATGTGACGTAAGTCACACTCTCCGAGGAGTACTTTTAGTACTCTGAGGGGGCTATTAAATATAACAGAAAATTATTATGGGAGTATATATACATAGGTTCGCCTCCGTTTAATAAACTACGGCTCAAAAGCATGTCCGATTTACATTGTGAGCGTATATGTAGGAGTGAACTATCTGCACACACTCATATTCCCCGCGTATCCATCCGTTTAAACGGATAGCATGAGCCTAAAGTGAGTGTATTACGCCTACTTCAGAGCATGGTTGAAAATACATTCGTTGGATGCTATAGTTATGCCATGAGATTAAGTGCCCAGCCACTTACTCATGGAAGGTAATATCATGACCGCAAAAGCAAAAGCACCAAAAGCAGTAGTAGTTATCAAAGCACCAAAGATAGTTACCGCATGGACTAACGTCTGCAAGGTATCTAATAAGTCCGAGCAGGAGATATTCGCGTCTATCGTCAACCTTCATGAAGTGTTGACCAACGAAAGCCGTCTATCAGTTGCAGACAAAAAGAAGTTCATCAAGGGATTAGAAGAAGGCGGAGCAGTTTCATCCTTCATCAAAGCCAGCCATGTACCAGCAATTCCAACCTTGATGAACCTTCACAAAATGCACAAAGATTTCGCCGCGCTACCAATAGCAAAGCAACTCTCAACTGCAATGGCTTCATACGACATTCTTGGGGTTGGGAAGGGTGAGCAGTTCAAAACTGTTGAAGCCCTAACCAAAGAAATTGCTACTGTTCGCAAAGCCAAGAATGCCAAAGCCAAAGAAGGTGCAACAACACCAACCAAAGCCAAAGCAACAATTTCAGACACGCTTCGCGCCGCAATTAAATTGGTAGAAGGTATCCAAGACGGATGCGAAGATGAAGTGTACGACCTACTGCTAGAATTAGCAGACGCCGCCGCTAAGAAGGTAGGCGTATCCGCTTAAACGGATAGCCTGAAAGAATAGCCTCACCCCTTCGGGGGTGGGGTTATTTTTTTTGTCCAAAAATTTCACCCGACACAAACCGAATGACGACACGCGCCTACCACCGATTTTTT